AGGACAGCCCACTCCAGAGCAACAACAGGCCCAACAGGCCACGCAACAAGCTCAGATGGAGTTCCAACAGTCTCAGACAGCAGCCCTTGCAGGGCAAGCTCAGGAGTCTCAGGCAAGGGCGCAGAAGCTTGCGGTGGAAACACAGCTCATGCCTCAGGAGCTTGAGATTGATCGCATGAAGGCCGTTACGACTAACCTGAAGGCTGGCACTGAGGACGACAAAGAGTTTGAGCGTAGACTTAAAGTAGCTGACATGCTGTTAAAAGAGAAGGCTATGAAAAAAGCTGCACCCAATAACACTATTCCACTGCAACCGAGAGGGCCAAATGGTCAGTAACAGAGAACTAGAAGAAATAGTAGCACAAGTTAATCGTAACTTTGCTTTACTTTTTGAAAGACTGGAGGTTTTAGAAAGTGCCGAAGAAGAAAGACTCAAAACTGGAAAGGGCGGGAGTAAGCGGCTACAACAAGCCAAAGAGAACGCCTAACCACCCTACTAAGTCTCACGTAGTCGTTGCCAAAGAAGGTGACGAAACAAAGACAATTAGGTTTGGACAGCAAGGTGTGAGTGGTGCGGGTAAAGCCCCTTCAACTGAGAAAGAGAAAGCCCGACGCAAATCATTTAAGGCTCGTCATGCAAAGAATATTGCAAAGGGTAAAATGTCAGCGGCCTATTGGGCCAATAAGGAGAAGTGGTAATGGCAGGGCTTTACGACAACATCCATGCTAAACGCAAACGTATTGCTGCGGGTAGTAAGGAGAAAATGAGAAAGAAGGGCGCTAAGGGCGCTCCTACCGCTAAGAACTTTAAACAAGCAGCTAAGACAGCTAAAAAGGGGAAGAAATAATGCCAATGGTCAAAGGAAAGAAATATCCATACACGAAGGAAGGAAAAGCTGCCGCTAAGAAAGCAGCAGGTAAGGCTAAACCCAAGAAGAAATCTATGAAAAAAGGTTACTAAAATAATACTTGACTTTTTGTCTAAAATGTGGTATAATATACTTGTACATTAAGTACATAACTTTAATCTGTCCTTTTAAGGAGAAACAGTGAACGATCAAGAATTTGAAGACTATACTAGAAGTATGCGAGAAATGTTCCGAAGTGAAGGTTGGGAATACTTCTTAAATGATCTCAGAGGAAGCGTCCCGAACGTCAACTCCGTTGAGGTTACTAAAGACTTAACAGACTTATTCTTTCGTAAAGGTCAGCTTGCTATCATGGCTAATGTTCTTAACCTTGAAGCACAGCTAGAAAGCGTTGTTGAAGAACGCAATAACCCACAGGACAACAATCAAGAAGAAGCCGCTTAATGCGTCTTATCTTTGATTTCAGATGCCCTGACAATCACGTTACGGAGGCCCTAGTAGCCTCCGACGAGACAGAACACACCTGTGGTTTATGTAACAAGATTGCAACTAGAATGATATCTCCTGTCCGCTGCTCACTTGACCCCATTAGTGGGGACTTTGTAGGTGCTACTATGAAGTGGGCTAAACAGCGTGAACAGAAGATAAAACTAGAAAGAAAGGCAAACTCGGAGTAGACCTTTCTTATACAAACCATGTCACTCCATAATACGTTAGTACGGAGATTTAATAATGGCTACACTCTTAGATGAGCGTCTTGATGACGAAGAACAACCAGAAAAAACTGAACAAGCTGAGTCTTTTGACAATGAACCTGTAGAACAGGAAACTCATTCAGAAATCCCAGACAAGTACAGAGGTAAGTCCGCAGAAGATCTTGTACGGATGCACCAAGAAGCTGAAAAGCTTTTAGGCCGTCAAAGCTCTGAAGTAGGCGAACTAAGACAGGTTGTTGATAGTTATATACAGACACAACTCTCAAACCAACAAGCACCATCGCAACAATCAGAAACTGTTGATGATGTAGATTTTTTCTCAGACCCAGAAGAGGCCGTTAAACGAGCAATTGACAACCATCCAAAGATTAAAGAAGCTGAGAATATTAGTAAGCAGTACCAAAAGACTACTGCCCTATCCCAGCTCCAACAAGACCATCCCGATATGCAAAACATATTGACGGATGCAAAGTTTGCGGAATGGATTAAAGGTTCAAAGATACGGACTCAACTGTACGTACAGGCAGACAAGCAATACGACTATGAAGCTGCACACGAACTGTTTACCCTTTGGAAAGAGCGTAAGCAAGTCGTACAACAAACAGCTACCGCTGAAAAGCAAGGTCGTAAGCAAGCTGTTAAGAACGCATCAACTGGTTCCGCCAGTGGTAGTTCCGAGACGAAAACGAGAAAGATTTACCGAAGAGCAGACATTATTAAACTTATGCGTACAGACCCTGAAAGGTATCAATCATTGTCCGATGAGATTATGAAGGCTTACCAAGAGGGAAGAGTACGAAACTAATCTATTAAGGAAATCTTAAAATGACTACTTCAGTATATCCCGACCAAGCAGGTGCAGTAGATACTGCTCGTGCAGGTACTTTTATCCCCGAGATTTGGAGTGACGAGATTGTCGCTGCTTATCAAGCTAATCTTGTCCTTGCTAATCTTGTTAAAAAGATGTCAATGTCTGGTAAGAAAGGCGACACCATTCACATTCCTAAGCCCACCAGAGGCGTTGCTACTGCTAAACAAGCAAAGACCGCTGTAACGATTCAGGCTGACACTGAGCTCGAAGTACAAGTCGTAATTGACAAGCACTTTGAATACTCTCGCATGATTGAAGATATTGTTGAAGCGCAAGCTTTGTCTTCACTACGACAGTTCTACACTGGTGACGCAGGTTATGCACTTGCTAAACAAGTGGACAACGACCTCTTCACTTTGGGCAAGTCCTTTGGTGACGGTGACGGTTCTGACTGGACTAACAGTGCTACGTTTATTCCTACAACTACTGGGCTTGCTGCCTATGCTGGTGCTGGTACTACTGCCGCTTTCAATGACAATGCTTTCCGAGCTTTGATTCAGAAGATGGATGATGCAGACGTACCGATGGACAACCGTTCATTTGTTGTACCTCCTTCACTCCGTAATGCAATCATGGGTGTTGAGCGTTATGTGTCTTCAGACTTTGTTGACGGTCGTGGCGTACAGAATGGTAAGATTGGTAACTTGTACGGCGTTGACGTATTCGTAACCAGCAACTGCCCTCTGACCTACAGCACCACTGTTAAAGCTGCCTTCCTTATCCACAAGGATACGATGGTTATGGCTGAACAGCAGGGCATCCGCTCACAGACTCAGTACAAGCAAGAGTTCTTGGGTACGCTTTATACCGCAGACACGCTCTACGGTGTTAAGACGTTACGTCCAGAATCAGGTTTTGTATTGGCTGTAGCCGCTTAATCTATAAAAATATGTGTGAGGGAAAGCCTTAGGGCGAGTACCTCACTTTTTATTTGTTTATTTTTCTAGTAACAGTGGAGAGCAAGTATGGCGATATTTAGAGGGGACGGAGGGTCTGGGGATAGTTCAACGGATGCCTACGCCAGTCAAATAGCACTATATGCTCAGACTGCTACTACAAAAGCAAATGAAGCAGAAGCCTCTGCCAGCGCAGCGGCCACAAGTGCAACTAACGCTGCTAACAGCGAAGCAGGGGTAGACGCAGACGCTACCGCAGCGGCTAACAGTGCCACCGCAGCAGCCACCAGCGCAACTAATGCTGCAACTTCGGAAACTAACGCTGGCAATAGTGCAACCGCTGCTGCAACAAGCGCAACCAATGCAGCCACAAGCGCAACTAATTCAGCAACCTCTGCAACCGCCTCAGGGACTTCAGAGACGAACGCAGCGGCTAGTGCTTCTACGGCTACTACTAAGGCCTCAGAAGCCGCCACAAGCGCCTCAGGTGCGTCTAGCAGTGCTACAGCGGCCAGTACTAGCGCAACTAATGCAGCAACCAGCGCCACTAACGCTGGGACAAGTGAAACTAATGCAGCAACCAGCGCCACTACGGCTACGACTAAAGCCACTGAGGCATCCACCAGTGCTACTAACGCAGCGACGAGTGAAAGCAATGCGGCTACCTCAGAAACCAACGCATCCTCCAGTGCCACCGCCGCAGCGGGTAGCGCCAGTACAGCTACAACTAAAGCAGGAGAAGCAGCAACTAGCGCCACGGCAGCAGCAGGAAGTGCAACTACAGCAACTACCAAAGCCAGTGAGGCAGCTACATCAGCTACCAATGCTGCTACGTCTGAAACAAATGCTGGCAACTCTGCTACAGCTTCTGCTACTTCCGAGACCAACGCTGCAACCTCCGCAACCAACGCATCTAACAGTGAGACAGCGGCAGCAACTAG